TATTGATGGTGAAGTGATTGTTGATTTTGATGACAGCGTTATCGAATCTAGTAGTTCAAGGCGCGAACAAGATAGAAAAGACGTTGAGATGGGCGCCATGTCACTCGCAGAATATAGGTCTATTTGGTATAATGAACCTATTGATGTTGCAAGGCAAAAAATAGTTGATAAAAGTAATAATAAATATGGTGATTTAAATACTAAAAGTAATAATAATACTTCCGGATTTATATAATTCGGAAGATTCATCGCTTATTTCTTTTTATTCGTTATTTTCATCATCCATTATTTTTTTTGTTTCCTTAATTTTCGTACGTTTTAATGGTGTGGTATAAAGCCACACCATACATATTTTATTTCAAGGGGAATAATATGAGCAATTCAATATTGCTTAACCAAAACAAGCAAAATTATGATGTTTTTCGATCGTTAGTTGATGGTTCAATTACTTCTATTGATATTCCGTTTGGGACTCGTCTTATTAGAAATAGTGCATTTTATTACTACACTTCACTTGCAAGTGTAACAATTCCAAATTCTGTGACGTCAATAGAGCACAATGCATTTGCTTTCTGCCCACTTGCAAGTGTAACAATCCCAAATTCTGTGACGTCAATAGGAGACCGTGTATTTTATTTTTGCAATCCACTTGCAAGTGTAACGGTCCTAAATCCAACGCCACCTACGTTGGGTACTAATGTGTTTTATGCTACCTCAACAGCATTAGTAATTTATGTACCAGCCGAGAGTGTTTCAGCTTATCAAACAGCTTGGAGTGCTTATTCTTCTAAAATCCAAGCTATATCTTAAAATGAAGGAGATGAGAAATTATATCTCAAGCTTTTAAAACATATAAAAATGATCTTAATAGTAATGTATTAGATTTAATACAAAATACTATAAAAAAAATAAGTGCAAAGGCTTTAGGAAGTATTACAACAATTCGCCGTTACGCATTTTATCACTGCACTTCACTTGCAAGTGTAACAATCCCAAATTCTGTAACGTCAATAGGAGGCTATGCATTTGCTTCCTGCACTTCACTTACAAGTGTAACAATTCCAAATTCTGTGACGTCAATAGAAGGCTCTACATTTGATTCCTGCACTTCACTTGCAAGTGTAACAATCCCAAATTCTGTAACGTCAATAGGAGGCTCTGCATTTGAATCCTGCATTTTACTTGCAAGTGTAACGGTCCTAAATCCAACGCCACCTACGTTGGAAGGTGGTGTATTTAACAATACCCCATCGAAATTAGTAATTTATGTACCAGCCGAGAGTGTTTCAGCTTATCAAACAGCTTGGAGTGGTTATTCTTCTAAAATTCAAGCTTTGCCTAATTAAAGGGAGGTGATATATATGGACCCAAACACACCAGACTGGTTGAAACCTTTTTTAAAAGAAGGTGCATTCAAACCAACTCGAGATTTCTTATCAGATTTGGTACCACAATCTAGACTAGAAGCAATCCTCAAGTATGGATTTCTAAATCTAATGTCAACTTATGATAATTTTTTAGTAGAAGATGGCGATTTATTTTCACAGTTTATTACATCGGAAGACCAAATTTTCAAAGTTCTAAGTAAAAATTAAAAAGGAGAAAAAAATATGGCAGATTATCAATCAGTACACTCAGGTGTAAATATAGACGATGCAGTAACTTCAGTATTAAATGGGACCGCTGGTATTCAGGGCGTGAAGGTGAATGGTACGGATTTAACACCTGATAGTGGGAACAAAGTTAATGTAGTAGTACCAACACTTTTACAAACAACTGGGACTTCTACAACGAGTACTATGTCACAAAATGCTATTACAACATCTCTTGCACAAAAAGCTGACACTAGTGATCTTAGCCAGGTTGCGACTACTGGTGCATATTCTGATTTGTCTGGAAGACCGAATTTGTCTGCTGTTGCTACTACAGGAGCTTATTCAGATCTAAGTGGAAAACCGAATTTAGCAACAGTTGCTACTACAGGAGCTTATTCGGATCTAAATGGAAAACCAAATTTAGCAACAGTTGCTACTACTGGTGCGTATGCAGATTTGACTGGCACACCAACAGTACCATCAGTTACCCAAAATACTGGTACTTCGACAACAAGTGTTATGTCACAAAACGCAGTAACAGTTGCACTTGGTGCTAAGGCGGATACTAGTAGTTTAGCGACAGTCGCAACTACCGGAGCATATTCTGATTTATCAGGTACACCAACGGTCCCGTCAGTTGTTCAAGCAACTGGTACTTCAACTGCAAATGTTATGTCACAAAATGCAGTAACACTATATTTAAACAATAAAGCTGATTCAAGCAGTCTGGCAACTGTTGCTACCACTGGTTCATATAACGATTTATTAAACAAACCCAGCGTTGCAACCAAAAATACGTATACTGCAACCTTTTCGTCGAACAGTTGGTCCGCAAATGCACCCTATACTCAAACGGTATCAGTTTCTGGGATATTGGCTACTGATACGCCAATAACAGATGTTGTATTGTCAAATTCCTCTTCAACAGCTGCTCAAGAACTTAGTAGTTGGGGGAATGTTAGTAAAATCACGACGGCTGCTAATGAAATTACCGCTACTTGTTTTGATGAAGTCCCAACCGTAAATTTAAATATTCAAATGTTGGTTATTAGATAATGTTATATAGTCAAAAAATCACACTATTTAACTTTATTGATTCTTCCCAACAATATCACAGTGAAGTTTTAAATAATGTAGAATATCAACAATCATATGCTAATGAGCGTGCACTTGGATTTGACGAATCTATCGATCATCTTATTGTTTTAATCAAATTCAAAGTAGTAAATGATATGAAACAAACTTTAGATGGTAAAAATTTTTATTTGCCAAACGAATTTGCATCACTTAGTGACAAAACAAACGCTTTTACATTCCAGACACAGCGTGATTTTGTTGCACTTGGTGATTTTTCAAATTATGCATTTACTGATTTAGAAACATTCAAAAATGCATTCCCAAATAATATTTTTATTATTAATTTGTGGCGTGAATATCTGAGTGTGTTACCACACTGGGAAATCACAAGTCTAAGGCATATGGGGCGCTGAACCCCGTTAACAACGGCTCTTAGGGAACTGACCCAAAAAACAGTAATTAGGGAGCTAACCCTTAAAAAAGCTTGGAGGTATATATGAGCAATGAAATAGTAACACAGCAGTTAGAATCGGAAAATAGTGACGAAGAAACTGCAAATGTATCAGAACCTAGTGAAGAAGCAAAATTTGATTATAGGAAAGCGAGAGAAGAAAGGATAATTAGAAATACTGAAAGACGCATTTTGAAAGACTTAGGTGAGCATTCCTTTGAAGAAATAAAAGAAAAATTGAAAAGTAGAGCAAATGCTATAAAAGAATTAGAAACGCAAAAGAATAACGGTAGAAAATTCAATGTATTATCAAGTGGATTTGATGATCAATTTGTAGATTTTATAGTGCACGATATTACTCGGTCATTAAAAGATGGAGCAAGTTTTGACGATGCACTTGAAAAATATAAAAAGACACATCCACAGTTTTTAAGGAATAGTCCTAAAGGACCAATGATAAATACGGCACCAACTTTTGAAAATAATCAGGTTTCGGTGTCTTCACACGCACGAATGAACGATTTTTTCCGTGGAAAAATAAATAAATTTTAAGGAGAAATACTATGGCAGATTATATTACTAGAACTTCAGCACAGGCGTTGATACCCCCAGAAATATCGCGAGAAATTATACAAGGTGCCCTTAGATATTCTGTAGCACTTCGTATATTTAGACGTACTCGTAATATGCTTCGTGACGAGCTTTTAATGCCAGCACTTTCAATGTTACCACAAGGTGGATGGCTTAATTCAGACAATGCGATAAAACCATTAACCTCGCAGGCGTGGGAAATGGTTGAGATGTACGCTGAAGAATATGCGGCACGTGTAATTATTCCTGATAATGTACGAGAGGATGCTGCGTACGATATGTGGGGCGAGATATTACCTAGACTTTCTGAAGTATATGGTAAGGCGTTTGACCAGGCTGTATTTATGGGAATTGATAAACCAAGAAGGTTTAGATCTGATATTGTTACCGCCTGTTATCAGGCAGGTGCGGTTGTGCAGCAGACGACAAATATAAATAATGATATAAATAATGCACTGAGTTTAGTAGAGCAGTCAGGATACAACCCTACCGCATTGGTAGCGGGTGTGGGGATGAAAGCAAAATTTAGGATGAATGTTGACACTATTGGACAGCCAATATGGTTCCCGTTCATTGAGGCACTCGACAAATATTATCTGGACAATGGTGCATGGGATGATTCAAGAGCACTTTTGATAGTAGGTGACTTCCAACAGGCGTTGTATTCTGTAAGGGAAGATATGTCAGTTAGGATTTCAGCAGATGCTGCGACTAATATGACTGATGGTTTACACAGTATGTTTGATGAAGACAGTCAGGTTATGCGTGCTAAATGGAGAATTGGATTTGCTATTCCAAACCCGATTAATATTTTAAATCAGACTGGTTCAAGGTTCCCGTTTGCTATTATTGCTGCAAACCCACAAGCCACAACTTACACTGTGACGTTCACTGTTGTTGATTCTACTTCAGCACCGGTTGAAAATATAAAAGTGAAGTTTGGTGGAATGAGCGCCAAAACAAATTCAAGCGGTATTGTAGAATTTGTTTCACAGCCAAATCAAAATTATATGTACACTGTTTATAACTCAAATGGCACGATCTACAAACGCGATGATGTCCAGGTAGCAACGTCTAATGTTAATATTTCAGTGACGTTAGATTAACCTTGACTTATTTGTAGTTTGAGATATAATAATAGCGTGCCCGTGGGGCACGGGTCCATTAAATTATAAGGATTTTAATTACTACCGTGATTGTAGCACGGTAGCTTTTATTTGAGTAATATGGTATAATGGTGGCGTGACTCGTAAGCGAGTTCATCGTAAAATATTGAGCATTTTATTTACGACTCCCACGCCGTTTTCGTGGGGGACGCTTTATTTTTCCTATGATTTGAATAAATCTAAAGATTATATTCAAAATTAATAGTAAAATATTAAGCAACTAAATCACCTCACTTTCTCCTTAAACATACAGGGGAAAGTACGATGAACCCAACGAACAAATCACGCTGAGACTATTATAAAAAACTATAAACTATTTAACAATATATTGACAAATTTATAGTTTGTGGTATAATAAAAGCAGGACATCACAAAAGCGGTCTGTCCGAAATTATTCTTGAATTAATAATTTAACGGCGGGTTATTTTATTAATTCTTTTATTATTTTAAATATAATCAAAGAATTGACTATTATCTGAGATACGATAAAAATATCGTTCAGATTCATAGTTATCACCTCCTTTTAAAGGAGAGTGACAGACCGCCTTGGATCAGACTAATCTGGATATCCTGCTTATTTATTATAAAGAACTATAAATTTTTAAACAATATATTGACAAATTTATAGTTTGAGGTATAATAGTAGCGTGCCTGTGGAGCACGGGTTCATATTTTGACTTTAAATATTACTACCGTGATTTGAGCACGGTAGTTTTTATGATGAGTTCTAAAGAAACTCAGAATTTGCAATATCAATAAAATGATATTTAAGATTTGAATAATCTTATTACTCATAAACATCCCTCCTTTCTCTAGCAAAACAAGCTAGTTAGGAGAAATGAACCCGTGCAGACCACAAACACGCCGTGACTATTATAAAAAACTTTAATTTTTTTTACAATTGGAGTAATTATGGCACAATATCAATCATCACATTCTGGGCAAGAATATGATGAAGCAGTGACAAGGGTACTTCAAGGTACATGTGGTATTCAAGGTGTAAAGGTAAATGGGACATCGCTGCAACCAGACAGTAATAACAAAGTGAATATCACCTCACAGTCACTTATGTCAGAAAACACATTTGTTCCTAATTTAATTGGTTTTGTTACTAGCGGGACAGCGAATAACCCAACATATACAACAAATTTTTCATCTTGTTGGTATATGGTATTTGGTGATATGTGCTACATTAGCATTAATGTTTCATACAATGTCACAACACCTGGAAATGATTATATGGGGCTGAGTAGTTTACCATATAACGCATATTCTGAAGGTGGAATAAATTGGCCACTTAGTGTTTGCTGTATGTATTCAAGCAGTGCTGATTTTACAAATAATATTGGGGCACGCATTGTTGGTGAACGAATTGAATTTATGAATAATAATGGCAAATCATTTATCAATTGTTCCGATTTTTCAAATAGTAGTTGTGTATTTAACATTGCTGGATTTTATAGGATTGGTGTTTAAAATGTTTATAACTTATGAATATTATACTGAAACGTATAAAGGGGATAAATTAACACAAGAACAATTTGCAAAACAAGCCCCAAAAGCTTGCAGTTTAATTTCAGATGCTACGATGCTTAGAATATCTGATAGCACTATTAATAATTATCCTTTGCAGATTATTGACGTTGTTAAAAGATGCGCGTGCGATTTGTGCGAAAAGTATTATGATTTTGACCAGATCTATAACAACATAACAAATGTTGCTTCTGGCAAATCAAATGGGAATGTTTCATTTGAAAGATCTGGGCTTGCAGAAATACGTTATGGATATTCTGAAGGTATAATAAAAAAGTTTACTGATCCTGTAGAATTCAAGCGTTTTCTATTAGATACGATACATGAATATTTAAGACCACAACTAGTAAATGGAATAGTATACAATTTAACATCTAAGGTTATGTCAAATTCAAAGTGCTGCTTATGCAGTATTATTTAATTTTAGGAGGTCTCTAATGGGAGTACAACCAGAATCACGTGCAATACTTGGGCATTTATTAAATGTTTCAATGCCATTTTCAAAGGATGATAATGATAGAGTTTGGGCACTTATTTGTAACACTGAGGAACTTGAAGAGTCTTTCGACCCAGACACTGAGGAATTACATTATATTTGTGAAACTACTACAACCACAACGCTAAAAGCATATAACATATCAATGGAACTTAATATGTTATATCAGAAAGACAACAGGATTCA